GATTAATAAAAAACTAGTAGATGATAAAACTGGTGAAATAAAACTAATAAATGATATTACTATAGGAAAGTATGATATAATAGTAGTAACTGGCTCTACAATGCCAAGTAATAGATATGCAGAACTTGAGTTCTATATGGACGCATATCAAAAAGGCATTATAGATAGACAAGAAGTTCTTAAGAAGACCGAAGTATTCGATATGGAAGGTGTAATGGAAAGAACTGATATGATAGCAAAACTGCAAGGACAATTAGAACAAGCTGGAGAGCAAATTAAAAAGCTTAAAGGCGACTTGCAGACAAGAGATAGAGAAGCTGTCAATCTTAGAAAGAAAGTTGAAGTTGAGAAATTCAAAGGAGACCTTGGTGGTGTTAGCAATAAAGCTAAAATGGCTGGGACTTTATATGAAAAACGACTCGATGACAACTTATCCACTATAAAATCGCAAATTACAGATGCGGTATCAAAAACCAGCTCACCCTCTTCTGGTGGATTAGAGGCAGCTAAAAGGAGAAAGAAATAAATGACACAAGATAATATACAACAAACAGACACCCCTCAAGAAAGTGCCGAACAACAGCAATATGCTTCTTTGGAAGAAGCTGTATTTGGTTCAGAGGGCTCTGATGCAGTATCAAGTGCTTTTACTAGTGGTAATGAAGGAAATACTGAAACAGCTCCAGAAGCAACTGGACAACCTGAAGTAAGTACGCAAGAAACAACTGAAACATCTCAAGATTCGAACGACCAAAATAGATACCAATATTGGCAATCTCAAGCGGACAAGTACAAAAATGAGTTAGAGGCTATGAAGCAAACTCAACAGCAGGCCCCTGTTCAACAACAAGCCCCTGTAGAAAATGCTGAACCTCAAGTTGAAGAGTTTCCAGCAGCTCCTGCAAAACCAGAAAGACCTAGAACATTTAGTAGAGAGGAAGCTTATAACGACCCCTCTAGTGAGAGTGCTAGGTATATGGACGAGTTAGAAGGATGGCGTGATGACATGAATGAGTATAACTCACTTAAAAGTCAATATCAAACAGCTATTATTGAGGATAAATTTAATAAGATGGAGCAACAAAGAGTTGATGCAGCTAAAAGACAACAAGCTGCTCAACAACAAGCTGCTCAAGAATCTGAAATTAAATCTCATGTAATGGGCCATTATGGTATGACTGAAACTGAGACTGCTGATTTTATGTCAAAAATGTCTGACCCTAACTCAATTACTATCGATAATCTTGTCCAATTATATAGGCTTCAAAATGGAGGAGGTGCACAACAAGCTGCTCCTGCAACACCAGAACCTAGTCAAGCTTTTACTCAAACGCAGAATGCTCAGCAAGTGCCTTCACCTATGGGTGTAATGCCTTCTGGAAATTCTAATGTTGACGGTAGAGGATTTGAGGACAAAGTTATGGATACTATGATAGGGAATTTCAATAGTAAAAACCCTTGGAAGTAATTTAATTAATCGCCCTACCCGAAGGTCTATTTTAGGCAGTTGAAGATGGGCAAAATGAGGATGGAAACATGGCAGACGCAACAGTATGGTCTGGCTCGGCTGGCAATACACTGAATTCTGGCGTTAGTCTTGATAGCACAAGACGTAAGTTTAATTTCGGTGAAAGAGTAGCAGAGTTAGCACCAGTACAAAGTCCATTCTTCGTATATTTATCGAAGGTGGCAAAAAAAGCTACTAATGACCCTGTGTTCAAATTTCTTGAGCAGAGACATCAGTGGCAAAGACGTAACTTTGAAGTAAAAACAGCTTGGGATTCTGGCAGTGAAACTGCAGGAACTGCAATAGACGCTGGAGACGATTTGGCTATTACAGCAAAATACGACCAATATGGAAAAATAAGTTCGGCAAATAATCATTGCGAATTTATAGTTCCAGGTTCTGTTATAGCAATTCAAGCAGATAGTGGTACAGTCTATAAATTTAGAGTAGACCCAACTGCAACAGTTGAAAGAGCTAATACTACTTCAGATGGAAAATACATTAACCATGATACAAACACTACTGGTGAAACTATGATTACTGGTGAATCTTTAATACCATTGCAAGACATTGGAGCAGGTGAAGCTTTTGCAGCTGGTAATAAAGGTCAAGTGATTGGTAGTGCATGGGCTGAAGGAACTGATTCTCCTGTTGGTTGGGAAGATTCTTTATTCGACAGAGAAGGATATTGTCAAATATTTAAAACTGGAATGAATATCTTTTCAGGAACAGCTTTAGCAACAGAGTACAGAGGTATTGCTAATGAGTTTCAAAGAATTTGGCAAGATAAGCTTATGGAACATAAAATGGACATAGAACAAGCTATGTTATTTAGTACAGGAATGGCTTCTAACGAAACAGGTGCTGCGGCATCTGCTAGAACGACATGGGGCATTTTACCTTACACTGAATCATATGGTAAAATCTATAATATGTCTTATAGCTCATCTGGTTATGATGCGTTTTTAGATGCGATGGAAGATTTCTTCGCTCCTGAGTCTGGTAATAGTGGTAATAAATTAGTTCTAGCTTCTAGAAAAGTTATTACTTACTTAAACAAACTAGGAAGTGGAAGCTTCTTAAATAATTCTGTAGGTTCTTCTCAATATAGACTTGATGTAGAAACTATCCCTGGTGCTTTTGGGCATACAGTAACAATGGTAAATACTATTTTTGGTAATTTACACTTTGTTCAAGAGCCTTTATTAAGAGGTCCTTGGGAAGATTACTGTGTTTGTGTTGATATGAAGAATGTAGCTTACAGACCACTAGTGGGTAATGGTGTTAGTCGAGACACTTTCATTGAAACTAATGTACAAGACAATGGCGTTGATGGTAGGCAAGACCAAATCATCACTGAATGCGGCTTGGAAATTAGTCTTCCTGAAACTCATGCAATTCTTAAGTTTTCTTAAGGTAGGAGGTTATTATGGCTTGGACAGAAGATAGTGTAGGTGGTGTTAAAAGAATGTATAACCTTGACTTAGGAACTACTTTAAATGCAAACGGAACAGCATTAACGAATGCTACTGCTGCTCTTTCAGATGCTATTAAAGTAGGGACAAATGTATCCTTAGACACTATAAGTGTAACTACAGAAATTGATGACGCTTCTAGCGGAGCAATTGTTGTGGATTTATATGCTTGTAATACTGAAGATGGTACATATGTTAAGGTTGCAGATGATGTCGCTACGGCATACGGTAGTGGTGGTAATGCAAATGGTTATACTGGAGGAACAGTTAACTTAGCATTATACCCATACCCTTTCTTCAAAATAGCTTTGCATTCAGCAGCTGATGAAAGCTCTAATCATTTTAGAGTAATCGTTTCGCAAGCTGATGGAGCTATAGGAGATTTGTCAATTGGCGGTATAGGTGCTGACCCATCATAGTGGTTAGTTTAATTAATAACATAGAGGGGGCTTCGGCCCCTTCTATTAACTAGGAGAAAGAATGAGTGATTTAACGATAACATCAGCTGGAGTATCTGTGGCTGCTAATAGCGCTGGAAGTTCTATATCCACTGGTAAGCGTAAAATTATAAGAGTAACACCTACGGTAGATACAAGTGCATATGCAGCAGGGGATGTAATATTTAATTCTGCTACAATAGCAAATGCAGTTAGAGAGGAAGGCGGATGTTCTAAGTTAGTAGCTGTATTTTTGCATAGTAAGAATACAACTAATCTAACGTTCGATATGGTATTCACTGAAAATAGCGCGACTTTTGGCTCTGTTAATGCGACAGCAAATATTTCTAATGCAGATTTAAAAGCAGCAAATATAATAGGTTATATGTCTTGTGAATCAGCAGATGATACTACTAATTTTATCGATAACTCTGAAATTAAAAGGGTATATGACAGCAGAAGTGATGCAAATCCTTCTACTCCAAATATGAATCCAATATTTTTACAAGCTGCAAATGGTTCAACAAATGTTTATTTTTCTGTTATGGGTGGAGATACTATTACTTATAGTGACTCAAAAGATTTACAGTTTATTTTTCATATAGAGTATTAAAAGGGGATTAGAATGGCATGGAGTAATATACATAGAACAATTGGAAGTAATGGGCAAGTAACAGTTGAAACTGGCTACTGGGAAGAAACTATTAATCTTTTAGATTGGAGAACAGGTCAACCAGATGATGGTAATAGAGCTTATACTAGCCCTATACCTATATCTGTTGATATGGATTTTACAGTTTTAATGACTTTTAGTAATGATAATTTTGGAGATATGACCGTAAAAGTAGAGCATAGTGTAGATGGCACTAATTGGATAACCGCAGCTCAATCTGGAACAACAGCAATGTCGACATCAGATTTTACAGGAGGGACAGATATATCAACTTTAGCTGTTATAGATGATGGCTCTCAAGCAGAAAATACTACTGGATATTTTTTTGTATACGACCCCGAAACGCATGGAGGAAGTAAATATATAAGATTTGGCATTCCTGATATGGGTAATGTTAATTTAAGTGCTTATACAATAAAGTGGCAAATAATACCACATTAATTTTAATAAAGGAGAAAGTAAAAGATGGCAAGAGAAGAAGTAGGAAAACAAAGAATCCATATTGATTTAGTAGGAGCTACTAATATGGGAACTACTATGGCTAAACCTATGGGTAAAAAAATGTCTTCAGATAAAGGGAAGTCTAAGGTTAAGGCAACTAAGAAAGTAGTTAAATCGAAAAATGTAGATAAAGCTAAAAAAGCAGCAGAAGCTAAAAAAGCGAAACAAAAAGAAAAAGGCGGCGTTAAAGGGAAACCTTAATGGCTAAAAGATTAGCAAACAGATTTTCATCTAGTGTTGGGAATCCTTGGCATGGTCAGGAGCCTGACACTAGGAGAAAACTGAATACTAGTAAAAGTAAAGTAAAGAAAGGTAAGAAATAATGCCAACTGATGGTGGAACAATAGCGAATAGAATAACAGACTTAATAGGCTCTCAATATACAGATGCTGCGTATTATGGAGATTTAATTAACGCTGCTATTAATGAGATAGCAGATATGGTTTCTGAAGACTTACTTTTAAAGTATAGTCCTACCCCAACAGCTGTTGAATCTGCATCTGGAGTATCTGTTGAAGATAAAAAAGTATTAAAAGTGACAAGAATTGATTCTAATGGCGGAACAGAAAGAGAATGTTTGCCTTTAGAAAGAACAGCATTTGCTGTTGCAAAAGAGTCTGACAGTATATATAAAGCTACTGTATTTAGCCCCGTGTATAAAATGGAGAGTAATAATGCTGCTACTACACTTGTAATATATCCTGATTGTGATTCAAACGGTCAAGAAGGAAAGATATTTTATTTTCCATATGTAGCAGATAGTTATGATGCTAAGGATATAACAGGGGCTACTTTAAATACTACTTTATTTCTACCTAGTAACTTAATACATGCAGTAGCATTAAAAAGTTCTGTTAATATTTTAAGTGCATATATTAGCAATCAAGTTCAAGATGAAGAAGATTCTGAACTGTTAGGAATGGTAAATGCACAAAAACAATCTTTAGAAGGGCAATTTCAAAGCGAAATACAAAGATTTATGGATGAATCAGGTAAACCAGGGAGTGAATAATGACAGCTAAAAACATGATAGAATTAGTACAACAACATCATCCTCATATGGGGGAAACTGAAATATTAATACTGCTTAACGATGCAAAAGATGAGTTTTGCGAAAGGACAGAAATAACGAAAAGTTTATCAAGTACATTTAATACTGTAGCTGGACAGCTTCATTATGATTTTTTATTGGCTGGAGATACTCCTACAACAGGCGGTGTTTTAAAAATCAACAAAGTTTGGGTGGGAAGTAGCGGTAATTCTTTGCTTGCTTCTAGGTTGCAAGGACCACTTAAAATAAAGGATTTATTATAATGGCTAAAAAAGTACAAAGAGGTTGGTTTACAGAGATAGAAGGTGGAGATACTGTGTTAGCTTTAGTAGAAAAAACTTCTAGAACAGTAGATGGTATTACGGATGAATGGCAAGCTGTTACAGAAACTGGTTTAGAGATTACTGTTGAGTTCGTAGCTACTGATGCTGATTTGACATCAACAAGTAGCACTTGGAATGATATTAATGACAGGTATCACAGATGTATAGTTGACAAAGTTATATCTAAAGGTTATACAGACCCTAGAAATATGGATGTAAATACTGCACAATATTTTGATGCAGAATATGAAAAAGGAATACGTAAAGCTAAAAAAATGGCTAGAAGTCATTATTACCAAGGCTCTGGAAGAATAATACCACAGGATTTTTAAAATGGATTACTTGAATGTTTTAGAGAAGTTCGGAATACCTTTATCCGTAGCTATCTTTTTTGGATTCTTTATATGGAAACAAAATAGGTTTATACAAGATGAGCTTCAAAAAGAATTAAGAGAAAGTTTTACTAGAGTAGAGCATATTATAGTAAAACTAATAGACCAGCAAAAGAAGATGCAATTAGAGCAAAAAGGTATTGAAAACAGCTTTAAAACTTTAGTAGAGGTTATAGCAGCTTTAAGTGGAAATGGTTTAAAAGATAAGTTTTTAAGAATGCAAGAAAGAAATGAAAACAGAAAGTACTAAACAAATATTAACAGAACTCACTATTCATATTACTAAAATGAATGGTGATATAGAGCATATAAAAGAAAAAGTTAATGCTAATCATACGCATCTTGAAAAGATAAATGGAAGATTAAGAGATGCTGAGAATAGTATTACAGCTATTAAAACAATAGGAACTACTTTTACTTTTATTATAGGAGTAGTACTTGCGTGGTTAGGTATAGATAGATGATTGAATGGGGATACTTCATGTTAGGATTTATTGTAGTATTCTTTGGAGGGCTTTATTTTATATTTAACTTTGACATTGATTTAGATTTGACAGAAAAAGATGATGACGACAAGTGGGAGTTTTAGATGTTACAAGCTATAATAGTTAAAAAGGTTTTAGATATAGTTATGAAGCAAATCTTGAAAAAGTTTAAATTAGACAAGATTCAAAAGTATGTTGAAGAGCCAAATGTGCTTGATAAAAAAGTTTCAAAACTTGAAAAAAGTTTAAAGAAGTTAGAAAAATTAGCACATCCAAAAGCAAACTTTGTTTGCACTGATTGTGGATGTAAGGCTAAAAGAGTAAAATAACAAAATCAGGAGAGTATCTTATGATGAGTTTCTTAATGAGTAATTGGGAATGGCTTATGCTTGCTATGTATGTGATAGAGAAAGTAGTTAAATTATCCCCTACTAAAAAAGATGATGTTGTATTTGACATGGTCTTAAAACCAGTATGGAACGCAGCAAAAGGTTTAGTTGGCAAGTAGAATTGCAAATAAGATGATAATGTTAGAAGACTTGGTGGATAAGATTTCTGGTAAGTTGATAAGTCAATTGGTAATTAAAGATGACTTAGAGACTGTCTACAAACGTAGGCCACATTCTTGTCCACATTGTCATTCTAGCGAAATAGTTGGGATTGAAGTAATGGGCAGTTTTGAAGATATTTTGTTATGGGAGTGTGAAAGTTGTGAAGACTACTTCCTGAAGTTTGACAAAGTTTATACTGAGAAAGAACTACAATGTGCGAAAGGCTATTGGACAAATATTAATGATTGGGGATATTGTCCGAAATCTCAATATAACTAAAGGTTTTTTGATATGAAAAAGAAGAAAAACGGAGTACTAAGACGTGCTATAGTTACTCCAGATAAACACGCTCCCATACATGATAAAGCGGCTATCAATGTGGTGTGTAAAGCGATAGAGCTTGTAAAGCCTGATATATATATAGATTTAGGCGATTTGGGGGAATGGGGCTCAGTGTCTCATTGGCAATGGAAGCGTAAGAAAAAACCCCCTTTGGAGTACATAACACCGCATATTATTAAAGATATAAAAGGTGTTAATGAGTTACTTGACATAATTGACAAATCACTTGATAAAGTGAACTGCAAAGAAAGACATATTTGCGCAGGGAATCATGATGAGTGGTTAGATAGATTCGTTATGGAGCATCCTTATCTAGACTATCGTTTTGAAAAGGTGTGTAGATTCAAAGATAGAGGATACAAATACCATAAACCTGGAGAGTATCTAAAAATAGGAAAGCTCTATTTTTATCACGGGCACCATTTTGGTGGGCAGTACCACGCAGCGAATCATCTTAGAAAGTTAGGTGCCAACATTATGTATGGCCACCATCATTCCCTGCAACAAGATAGTGTAACTTTTATGGATGGACCTAAGTCTGCTTGGTCTTTAGGATGCTTAAAAGATATGTCTGCAGAAAAGAATGAATGGCTTGGAGGCAGACAGCATAAATGGGCTCATGCATTTGCGATAGTAGATTACTATAAAGGCGGTAGATTTACCGTAGATATAGTTCAAATAATAGATGGAAGGACAACTGTATGGGGAGAGCTTTTAGACGGAAATGTTTAAAGATTTCTAAAAATTATTGGGAATCGTCACATAGAGTTAATTGGATATATAAGGAGATAAATGCCAAAAGAACTAAGAGAGATTAGAAACTTTAATGAAGGTACGCTTTTAAACGCATCTGAAAGAGATATACCAGATAATTCGGCAGCGTATTCATTAAATGTAAATCCATTAGCAGAAGCTGGTATATTAAGCGGTATTAAGAATGACAAACTTTTCTTTGCTTCTAATAATAATATAACTACTCTGCTTACTCCTATTATGTGG